TGCTGATGGTGCAGGAGTTGGTGCTCCTGATGGTGCAGGAGTTGGTGCAGGAGTTGGTGCTCCTGATGGTGCAGGAGTTGGTGCTTCTGATGGTGCAGGAGTTGTTGGTGCAGGAGTTGGTGCATCAGTTGGTGATGGGGTAGGTGCTCCTGATGGTGCAGGAGTTGGTGCATCTGTAGGTGAAGGAGTTGGTGCATCAGTTGGTGCAGGAGTTGTTGGTGCATCAGTTGGACTTGGTGTAGGTGCATCAGTTGGACTTGGTGTAGGTGCATCTGTAGGTGAAGGAGTTGGTGCATCGGTTGGACTTGGTGTAGGTGCAGGTGTAGTTACTGGTGCAGGAGTTGGCGATGGAGTTGGTGCTGTAGTAGGTGCTGGTGTAGGTACTGATTCGTTTGATGCGCTAATTGCAAAATGACAAAAGAATGATTGCTCTATTAATAAGTAGTTATATAATGTGTTCCCTGTTTCATCATATTTAAAAGCATTAGATACGTTTAATTCACCACTTGACAGTTTCATTTCACTACCAGAAAACTCTCCATCGTATTTAGGTTCTTCTTGATTGTGATATGTATACGTTGCAAGCCCGTCTGGTGTAATAACAGATTCACTATACGCTGTTGAATAGTTTGTAGAAGAGCCAAAAGTTCCTCCATCGCTTCCTGATCTACTACCGCTATCAATAGATCCTGTAATAGTTATATCTCCTACAAATTGCTGTTTTACAGCACTATAATTTGTTGTATCAGTCAACACTAACGATCCTGATATGTTATCATATTCGCTACTTTTTATAGATACCTGTGTTGTCTTATTTCTTTCTAAAAGGTGGGGCTTGATAATTATACCTGAACTCATATTAGTTCTGGCAGGTACAAAATCTTGAACACTTTTATACAGTACATTATCGTAAAACTTCATTATTCTTGTGAAGTCTTGTAGATCATTAGAACCAGTAAGTATAATACCCAAGATAGCTTCCGACGAGGAAACTAGTTCAGCATAGCTACTTGAATGGGCATACCCAGGGTCCCCTATGTATTGATCTAAATTATAAGCCATTTAAGTGTTCTATTATTTTTTTATTTAACACATCTGTAGGTGAATATCCTACTTCTACATTATTATGGTCGTGTGTGTATTTATTATTTCTTTTGTTTATAGAGACATATTTTGATAGTGTGTTACCTTGTACATAACTGCCTGTATCATCAATTCTAATACTTCCTAGAGAAGAAGTAGTAGTTGTCAAAGTCCCTATATTAACACTGTTTAGTGAGTTGTTTGCTGCTCCTGTTCTAATAACAAGATTAGATCCTGATTGTATACTGTTAAGGCTTGGAACTCCAAAACAGTTTACTAACGTTCTTAAGCTTTTTTCAGTACCTTTGCTTTTCAGTAGCATAGGTAAGTTATGGTATATCCTCTTATAGACTTCTTGAGTATACTGTAGTTCCGGGGTTGAATTATTACTAGCACTTATAGCTGTTGAAATATTTTCACTCCCTGTATTAAATAACTCTCCTGTAAATATTCTAAATAAGTCGTTTGTAGATCTGGTGTTAGTATATAACTTTACTCCGAAGTTAGCTAATACGTTCTGAACTAAATCTTTTGAAATACCTTTGTCTAGCCTGTTATCAGCATTGTACTTATCAGTTACTGCTTTAGAGTAAATCCATAGATTATCAAACTGCTGTCCTATTAGATGTACAAATAACCTAAAAGGATCATTATTGGAATCATCTGCTATATAACTAGGCACAGTGTCATATAATTGATTAACGTTAGCACTATCATAACTCGAAGCTGAAATTATTTTATTGTCATACCAAGAACTAGTAACTGACCCTGTTGCATTTAAGTACGGTCTTACACTATTCTGTTTTGGCCATGATGTAGATCCGCTTTCATAAAAAAGGTGTCTATCGTAATGATCAAAGTTATCTATAATTTTATCTACTAGTACTTTGTACTGTTCTCTACTGCCTGATATTCCTCCTTCTACATTTGAACCGCTTTCAAATTTATCTATTGAATTCTGATAGACTGTAATAAGGTTAAGTTTTTTTTGAAAGTTTTTCAATCTCTCTTCTATTGAACTATAATGTACAAAGTCTGAGAATGTGTTATAATCTATACTTAGGTTTGCACTTAATTCAGAAACGTTTGATTTTAGCTCTCTATATGAATTTGTATTACCAAATCCAAAAAGTTCATTGTAGTTAAAGTATTCTGAGGGTGTGTTATTAAGGTTACTTTCATAATTGCTTTCAAAATTAGGTCCTTTAAGTCTAGGAACGTTAAGATCATCTGCTGTTATTAAAGTCTGTATTTCATATGCTACGCTATCAGAAATAGTTTGCTCTATAGTAAGAAAGTCTTTGACGCTATACTGCGGGGGTAAAGGTTCGTATAGCTTTACTACTACAGTTTTAAACTCTTTAAAGTCTTGAGTTTTGATATTTACACCGGTAATTAACTTATTATCTTTAAAATTTAATTTAAAGTCATTATAATAGTCTTGAGCGTTTAAACTGTTTTGTACTTTAGAAGTATATTCAACAATACTTCCATTATTTATTTTTGTTGTTAGTAGTCTCAGTTCAGTTCTATCTGGTGATATTTCGTTTATGTAGAACTCTACCGGTAATCCGGAGTCGCTATACAGATCATCGGTGAAGTTATATGCAAGTATTATGCCTCCATTAGAATAACTGTTTTTCAAAGCATCTTGCACTGGATCTACAATTACTTCTGATGAGCCATTAGATGCAGCTTTAGATGATACCTGTAAGTTTGTTGTAGCTGTATAGTTGTATATAGAGTCAAGGAGTACTTTATCTGTAGAGTAAATGTGTAACTCTATTTTGTTCTCTTGGAGTTTAATCAGATTGTTAATACTAAATTGCTCTATAACAGAAGAATCTTCTGAAGATATTCTATCTAGACCTATTGGATCAACAGGATGTATATTATAGTTAATTTGCGGCATTTTCTATAGACTCAGTTTGTACTTCAATTAACTGCTGGTTTGTTAATAACAATTGCTCTCTTAGTTGAGCTATTTCATCTAATAAAGGTTGTATGTCTTCAAGATCAGATGTAAATTCAACTAGCTTAGAGCTTTCTTGAATAATGTATCTGTGTGAATTAACATCGCCTTCTACAGGTATTTCAAAATATAGTTTATTATATAGACGAAAAAGCTCTTCTACTGTATCGTTATCTATTTCAATAACAGGCTCAGTAAAAGTGCTAAACTCAGTATCTACTGCTTTATTAAAATCGTCTTTTTTATAGACTGTTTTTTTTATCTGTACATTAGCCATTTCTTACTACTTTAAATGTACTATCATTATTTATAACTGCTGTAGTACCGTCTAGTTGAGTCTTAATTAACACTCTATAAAACCTCTCTGGTTGTAAACCGTCCATATATAGATCAAAGTACGGTCCGGTACTATCACAAGATATTTTTGTAAAATCGTTATCAAAATTAATTACCATCTCTTCAGTAAATTCATCCCTTAGCCCCCAATACGATTGAGAAGGTAATGCGTAATTTGTTTTATAAATAGAGCCTGTGGTAAATGTTCTGGTAGGGTATTTGGGTCTAGCTAGTATTCTGAATCTTTGTTTGTCAATATCCGGGTAACTGCCTTTATTATTAGTTAAGTCTATTACTGCATTAGTAGTATCTAATACAGAAAGACTGCCTGTTACGTATGAACTATCATCCCATTTAATATCTAAAGTAGGGGGGTATATTGTGTTGGTGTCTGCACTGTAGTACTTATGTCTAATAGATGAGGTAGTGTTAAATTCGTAAGAGTCATCTAATTTTAAAATAAACCCGTTGTTTGTTATAGATCCTGTATAGTGTAGTAGTACACCGTTTGTAACATCTACATTTAAATCTATATTGTCGTTTAACTCAAATGATTGAGAAGTATGTAAGCTATATCCGTTAGAACCTGTGTACCAGTTTCCTCCTCCTAAATGAGTAGAGTTATAAGAGCCTGTTATATTTGCAGGCATACTTAATGTATTATGTGGAAGTGTCCAAGATTTTGTATTTTGGGCTCCTGCGTATCTCCATGTACATCCAGACTTATCGTATGGTTCATCTCCATATTTTCCAACTCCTCCATCCCAGTATTCATATATAGGGTAGGCATGTACTGAATGTGATGCTGGTGTTTCGTATGCTGATGCTAGTTTTAAATTTATACTAGCACTAAAGTTAGTGTTCCCTATCTTGTTGTTAATAACATTAGCAATTTCCGTATCTTTAAAATGTAATAGTATTCTTGATGCTTGTCCTACTTCTAATACAGGGTAGCCTCCTAGCTCTATCATTTCATCGTATCCAGCATTTGCTATAGGTACTTCAGTGAATATGTAATTGTCTTTGTCGGGAAATAATTTATATACTGCCATTTTATAATGTTGTTATTCTTCCTTTTATGTCAACGTTAGGGTACTTTACTTCAAAAATACAAGGATCATATGATGGGTAGATAACATTATCTCTAGTAGCACCTTTTATGTCGTATCCGTATTGTGAGTATTCTCCTCCGTTTTTATTAATAACTTCAACTTTTTGAACTGTCTGTACGCCGGGTACTTTATCTAACTCTCTAAATAAATCAGAAAGGTTAATAGTTTGATTTATACTTCTTTTTTGTATTTTAAAGTAATTTTGTAATTTTATGTTACAAGCCAATAAGACATCCCTACTTACATAATTAGGTCTCATAATTATTTCATACTCTACTCCAATATTAACTATAAAAGCATCTTTAAGTATTACGCTGTCTGTTAACATTATATAGTCTCCAAGATAGGTTTTTAAGTTGTTTTTCATAGTACTGGTAGCATTAGTAAGCTTACCGTTATTATCATAAGCTAAAACATAAAGAGCTACTGATAAAGGATTATTATCTTTTATTGATGTTGTATCTATATTAGAATTAACTAATTGGTCTTGAGTAGCAAAAGCTTTGGCTACACTACCGTATTTAGCAGGTAGTGCTAGGGCTCTTACTGTATAATCCTGTAAGGTTACTGCTCTACCTTGCTCATTAAATGCTCTCAAAGAATTTTCTCTTAATTCATCTACAGTGTCCCCATCTCTACCACCTTCTGCAGGTTTTAAGTTATTTACTGTTACATTACCAGAGTTTGCTCCGGATATAGTAACAACATTTGTTACAGTGTTAGCAGGTACATTTGCGCTTACACCTCCTCCTTTTAGGTATCTTACTGTTAAATTAGATGTTGGGGCTATACCGTATGCCTTACTGTATAAAAAGTTAGATGGATCATAAGCATGGTTTAATCTACTTATACCTTGGTTTGTAGCACTTCCTACGTTTGTTGCATCTGGTAGTATTTCTGAATCGTCACTGTCTAAAGTACCGGTTCCGAACTGTACTTGTAAGTCTCCGTTAGATAAAAACCTTGTTACGAACCTTCTAGGCACTTTTCTTAAAGTAAGTACATACGGTGCTAGATTAGAATCAGAACTACTATTAGTGCTATCGGTGTATACAGTGTCTTGTCCTAGAAATGGCACTTCGTACCATACGTTACCATCTGCATCTGTTATATCTAATATTCCTACTATTTTTGAATTTGATATTGTAATAGTTTTAAATTTCTCTACAGTGTTGATTGTAAAAGTTTCTGTTGCTATTTCAGCAGAAAACCCTTTGACGGTTTTTACTAGTTTATACTGAGAAGGATTATTGCTTATATCTAAAGTATTTATTGTAACCTCAGTCGGATCAAAAGAGCTAGAGTAGGTAAAGTCTACCGGTTTGTCAATAAAGAAAGATGTTTGAGAAAAATCTGTAGATTTAAAAATTGCATTGGCATCTACTGTTGCTGCAGTAGTCCAGTCTGGGTTGTAATTTCCATCTACTCCTATTAGTTGAGTTAATGTTAATTCTACTTCAGATACTCCTGTTACTTTCGGCCTATACCCCATTGAGTACGCTAGGTTAAATAAGTTTTTTGGATCTTTAGCGTGTGTTAAAAATGTTTCTTGTAATTGTGTATCTTGGTAAAATGATAGAACATCTCCTACATAAGAGGCCATTTCAATAAACATCATACCAGGTGAACTTACAGAAAAGTCATTGTAAGTGTCTGGAAAGTAATTTTTTGCATGCTCTATAAGCTGTGATCTAAAATCAGAAAAGTCTTTATTGATATATTTTATGTCTCTATTTTCTGCCATTATGCTTCTATGTTAATTAAAATTTCATCTTCTATATTACTATCAGCAATAGCGTACTTTAAAAAGAATACTATAGCATTAGTATCTGGGTCTGATGCAAGCTGTATTTGTGTAGGAACCACTCTAGGGAAATATACTCTTAAATCTTCTTCTACTATATTTTCTAAATCTGCTAACGCTTCTTCTGTTATATTTTCAAATAACTGTTTTCTTATATTAGAGCCAAATCCAGGATTTAAAAATCTCTCTCCTTTATTAGTCAAAAAGTAGTTTAGTAGGTTAGCTTTTAATGCATCTTTTGTAACAAACGTAGAATTAAATACACCGGTACCAGAAAAGGGAAGGTCAATGCCTATAGCTTTTCTAGGTTGTAAATCTAATGGGTTTATTCTCTTTACGTTAAATGCCATTTTATCTTAATTTTGCTTTATCTTTTTCATTAGCTGCATCTAAAATACTTTTAGCTCTACCTACAAAATCTAATTGAGATATGTCTATTCCTGGTTGCGCCCCTGTCATTCCCATACTAGCTGCTGCTGAAGAGGCAAAGTTAGGTTTTTTAACCATGCTTGAATTTCCAGCTATTACCTGTTGGTACTCTTCACCAGTCATTGATTGTTTTGTCATCTCTAACATTGACTGTATATTCTTATTATTAGAGAACTTTATGTTGGTTGCTTTTGGTTTTTGATTAGTAAGCATTTCATCTAAAGTTGCACTCTTACCTATAGACCATTTCTTTTTTTGACCTTTAGGTACTTCTTTCATACCACCACTTGGTGTGCTGGCTGCTTTTACTGCTTCGTTAAGGATGTCTTGTAACTCCTCCTTGACCGCAGCTCTTACTTCTTCTCGTATGATTTTTCTTAATTGATCGAGTTTCATATATATAAATAGTTAGGTTATGGAAGTTGGTTGTCTATTCTAAATTTTAATTCTTTTTTTAGTATTTCTTCAGAACTAGAAAAAGAATACGGCCCTTTTAAAACTGCTACTCCTCTTCTATCTAATGCTATAGCTCTTCTCCTTGGGGCTATAGATGGTGAGTCAGGGTCGTTTTCAATTCTTATGGTGTACTGTGTATTTCTAGCGTTAGTGTACGTTTCATCTGAAGTTCCTGTATTATTGTCTAAACCTGTTCCTTCGTATACTTTGTCTCTATCTTCTTTACTAAGTCCTATACTATCTACGTCACTAAGTCCTGTACTATCTGCGTTACTAAGTCCTGTACTGTCTGCGTTACTAAGTCCTGTACTGCCTACGTCGCCTAAGAACCTATCCCAGTATTGCCCTATACCAGGCGGACCTGCTATACCGTCAGCTGTTGATGTGTGATCAGTGTTACACTTGTACTTTAAAGTTTTATATGTAATAATATCGTCTACAGAATAGTCAACACCTACACCCCATAGTCCTCTATCTCTACCCCCGCTACTACCTGCACCGGTATTGTTTCCTGCTCCGAAAAATGCTTCGTTCACATCTTGTTCCAGAGTAGTTGTATGCTCTTCACCGTCGTTAAGTTTTCTTCTGAAGCTACCGGCAAATAAATTTCTATTAGATAAATCGTTAGGGTCTAATAGTCTTGGATCTATTACCCTGGCTCTTTGATCGTCTGGTGCGTCTGGGTTATTTACACAGTGGTCTACTAACCTGTCTAATTGTTTAAGTCTGTCTATTAAAGGGTCAAATATACCCTGTGTTGAAGATAGTACATCATTAATTGAGACTACATCATCTTCAAGTACCTCTACCATCTTTCTTGTAAATACAAGTAGGTTAGATTGGGCCTGTATTACCCCAACCGGTACAGATACTATAACTCCCCCATAAGGAGGCGGTATACCTATAGTTGACGGTAGCGGTAAGTGGGATAGTATCTCTACTATAACTTTACCTGCTCCTATAGCTGGTTCTAAAGTTTGAGGTATTGTATTAAACTTCTGTATCTTTTGGTCAAAGCTGTTAGCAAGAGTTTCAATAGATTGTTTTTGCTTTATAATTCTATTTAAAGTCTCTGGTGGTGGACACTTTCTAAGTAGTTCGTTTATTATAGCGTTTAGCTTATCGTTGGCGTATCTGTAAATAGCAGCTTCTATTCGTCCCATTTGTGATGCTACGAAAGTTACTAAGTTACTTTTAAAATCTTTTAATAAAGCGTGTGGCATTATTCAGTAAATACTTTTCTTGATTTCAATATAGATTTACCTCCAGGGTTAATCTGCGACATAAGGCTATCTGTTACTGATTCTAATACAAATCCTTCTACGTTTAGTTTTGGTATAGGTTTCATATCTACAGTTTTAGCTTTTTGCATAGCCTTTGCTACTCTTTTTAATTCTTCTAATAGTTGGTTTAACCATCCTTCTAGAGAGTCTCCGAGTATTACGGGCTGTAGTTCTTTCTTTGCTCTACCTCCTAAATATACTTTTTCTGCATCTAATCCTACAGAAGTTTCTGCGTCTATACCTGCTTCTTTAGCAGTAACACTAAATATGTTTTCTGTTGACATATTTATATCTTCTTCTTTTGCGTTAAAAAACAATCTACCTGCATTTACTACTACTTGAGTACCTTTATATTGATCTGATCTTACAGGTGCGTTTACTAAAGCTTCATACTTATCTCTAACTTGTTCTAATGGAACTCTATGATCAGATGTCATATAGATAGAAGAATAATCTTCATTGACGTTTTCTATAATATGCTGTAATCCGTCTCCTACATCTTCTTGACCGTTGGATAAAATTGTTAGAGGTAATCCATTATTTGAATCATCTGTTAATATGCCCTTATCAGATTTATACCCAGACATTCTAATCGACTGTCCTTGTCTTCCTTCAACTAGTATATCACCAGGAAAAGGTTGCATCGGGTTTATATCTTTTAACTCTTCTACATTTTCACCTAAATCTAAAGTATCGTCATCTTTAGACGGTGAAGCATTATGATTAGGAGCATTCCACAGTCCTACTATTTGAGTATAGTACTGTTTTTCTGCAATCCTTTTAGAACTCTCTTCTTTTATTTCTTTTGTTGGTGCTGATTGTATTAGTACTAATTCGTTTAGCAGAGGAAAAACTCTTATAGTATTGTTGAGAGGAAATGCAGCAGGTAGCTGTTTAGTATCGTCGTAGTTATAATTTCTTCCAACTACCTCGTACTTAATTACACCGATAGCATTCTCACCGCCATATTTTTCAGCCTCTTCATGGCTAGTATCTAAAATTATATCTTTAACTCTAGCTTGTAGAAAAGTCTCTTGATTAATATTATTAGTAGAATCGGTAGAACTGTTGCCTGCTTGAGGATTTTTCTTATTACTCATCTTCAGTTTCTTCCTTATTCTCTACCTCTTCTATATTTTCTTCTAATTCTTCTTGCTCTTCTAATAGATCTTGAAGTTCTGATAGGTCAAACATTCCATCTCCTTCTCCTTTTGATGCTGCTGTTTCTATACGTTGAATTACCGTCGCTAACTTAATCAAATGTTCGTCATTCTTTACACCTATCTCCATATATTCTTTAATCATAGGAACGATAAGAGTAGCGTCTCCAATGTTTTCTATTAGAGGTTTTAATTCACCTATAAGGGCTTTTACTTGCCCTCTAGTACTTGTTGAATTATCGTGAATTTCTGAGAAGAGATCTGATAATGTTTTTCCTTTAAATATTTCTTTATCTAAGCTCATAATATTTTCTTTATTATAAATAGACTTAGACGTTGTTCTGGGAAAGTAAACCTTGGTCGTAGAGTTTTTGATAGTTTTCTTTAAAGTCTTCTTTAAGGACCGTTATCACTTTTGTAAGTTGAGGTGTTTCGCAGTCGGTCATTTCTCTTATATAGATGTAGAGAGCTTTTTTCTTAAAAATATCCAGATCGTGTCTTGTTCTAAATAGGGTTAATACAGCATCTGCGATTTGTATATCAGTATCTTTTATAAACATGTCATCTATCTTCATGTAGATTGAATCTATCCAGGCGTTCATAAAGTTACTTAGAGTCCTACCTGATGGTGAGTCTAAGTCTAGGTCTTGATCATAGCTCTCCTCTATATCGTCAAAGGATCCTATCTGTTTTAATTTCTTATAGTTCTTATTGTTGTAGTTTATTAGCCATCTTTTAACTATCGTACCAAAATAAGAGTATGCTTTTGCTCCATTAGTAGGATCAAACTTCATTATCTTTTCTTCATACAGCATAGATACGATCTCATGCTTCAAATCCTCTATTTTATCTACATCTGTGTAATAAAACTTAAAGGTATGTATGATATTCTCTGCTAGCTTGTAGAAAGGGTAGTAAATGTGTTCAGAAAATATTTTATTTCTGTATTCTTTATCTACTGATGTGTTATATTTTACTATGTATTCTTCTGTCTCGGTTGTAAAGTAGTTAGCTTTCGATTTCTTCCTTGCCATAATTTTCGGGGAGCATATATGTGTTTAGCTCGTCTTGTACGTATTTCATTTGGTTAAAAAATTCACCAACTTCGTCGTCACTCTGAAAGACCCCCTTTTCATCGAGATTTTGTAGGTGTTGCTTACCTTTACCTACTGCATCGGAAATGTTTTGAAGATATCTGGTTTGATCTTGTACTACATCTTCGTACTTCTCCACTTTAATCATTAGGTTTCTTAGAATATAGAACATTATTCCCAAGGAACCAACTAAAACTGCAATAATTATGTTGTAAGTCGTAAAAATTTCTGTCATTATAAGTTTTTTAGTGTATCTGCAAGTCCTTTTGAAGAATTCACCGTTCTACCGGTGGTTGACTTGCTTTTTTGCGTTTTAGGAGTTGAAGAACCGCCGTTTCTCTTCCACATATCGTATTCTACCTTAGAGGCAAGGAAGTCGGCAGCGTGTAACACGGAGACTATTGATGTTTTTTGTCTGGATGACTCAACATTACTAAAAAAGTAGGCTTCATTAGCTTTATCGAACACACCATCGTGTAGTCTGATGCCTAGCCACTCTTTTTGGTTAACCTCAATGCCAAACCTCTGTAATATAAACAGTGATCGGTCTGGTATGAGCATGAAATCTAAGTCTGGGTTGTAGGTATACATCTCTGATAGCTTGTCTTGACGCCATTTATCAGTCTGAGGTATGTAGTTAGGCCTGTCTCCATCACCTATCTTACCTAAATCGTGGAACAGAGCGGCAAAAACAAGTTCTTCTTCGGTGTAATCTATTGTTCCACCCATTTCTTGATATAACCTGGACTGTTTTACCGCATATTCCACTACCCTATTGACATGATCAACGTAACCACCTGCGAATG